CTTGTCAAGTTTATTATATTTAATTTTATTGACAATCTATTAAGTTTATTGTATCCAATTTTTTAGTTATACACACCATTGAAATATTAATATCAGAATAGCAATTTAAGCCAATAAATACGCCCTCTTGACACCCTTAATTATCTATGCTAGTATTAATACTATGATAGATAAATAACCGCAAAACAAGTTTGCTATGGCAAACAGGCTTGCTAGTATTAATAACTAACATTAAACACTATGGACACATTATTAAAAACAATAGCAATTATACTAATAGCAATCGGCTTAATTGCCCTGGCTATCCTTTGGCATCCCTTCATTATCCTTTACCTTCTTGTCGGCGGGGTTATGCTTTATAGATACGCCAATGGCGATGATTTATTTTAATTAATAACAATAAAACCATGAAAAACTATCAAGAAATTATCAAAGAGAATGAATCCGACTTTAACGACGCCGAGCAATTGACCAACTTTTTAGACAATTATGTTGGATTTAACGACAAAAAAGAAACTCCAGAAGACCAATTGGAAGAAGTAAAAGAACAAGAAGACAATATCAACGAATACGCCGACGGTTTAGTCTCTGTTTACTACAACGATATTGTAAAAGAATGGCAAGAAAACGGCGATTGTCATGAGTTAGCGGATGAGCAGGGAATACTAGGAGACGAAAAAGACCCCTATAAAATAATGCAGGCTGATTTATATTGCTGGTATGGCCAAAACTTGCGGGAAGACTATAACGCCCTGATTGACTTGCTGGACGACCAAGAAGCCGAGACCGAGACACCAGAGACAATTAAAGAATAAACGCCTGGCGGATGATTGGAGACAATCGCCCGCCCCCGGTTACACTTTAACAATTAACTAAAATCAATTAATAAATTAATAATAATAAATTATATGATTACGTATGCAAGCGGAAATTATGAAATAGAGTTTAGAGAAAAAGTACTTTTAACACACTTGACCGAAAAAGAAGCTAAGCAAGTTTTTAAGATTATGAACAAAAACTTTTTGGGCATAAGCAGAATACAGCTTTTGACCGAAGACGGCAAAAAAATTTATTAATTAATTAAAATAAAACTATGAGCATCTTAAAATTAATCATTATCACCGCGCTAATTTTAACCGCCGTCTATTTTGTCGGCACGGCAACGGCCAAAACGGCTTTAAACGCGCGCGCCGTCAATTATCTTTACGAAATGGACATGCGCCATGAAATAACTTTAAATAGCAAGGCAATCAGCGCCTTGCAGGCTATTAATAAATAATAAATAAAACTATGAAACAAACAATCTTTAATTTACTACAAACAAGCACGGGAAGCGCGCTTTGTGATAGCGGCGACGCGTACGGCCGTCATTGGGAGCGAAACAAAAAAAAGACGCTCAAGGACTTTGAAAACGAGCCGAGAGTCGGCTTTGATATACCCGAAACAGACAACGGCCTTGTTGAGAGCAAGGATGTTAGCTTTACAGTCTCGCTTTTTCATTATTTAAGCGATAGTTTAATGCTTAATGAAACTTGCAACGACTTCAACGCCTTGCCATGCGATAATTGGGATAGCGATGTTTACGGTATAAGTGAAAAACAAAAAGCATGGCTAACAGACCACGGCGCGGAAATTGGCGATGCTTGGAATAGCTACAATGGCGAATCCAATTTATCGCAAACTTTGCAGGGGGCAAACGTGAAAATAAATGATGATGATTATATCCTTCTGCAAATACATCAGGGCTGTGATGTTAGAGGCGGATATACTGATGCAAAATTATTTAAACTTGAAGCAGAATACTTTGATGTTAACCCGATAATTTACGCCAACGCCAAAGACAAAGACGGCAATGATGTGCAACTGGACACGGGATATAATGGCTATTGTTTAACAGGCGAACAAGGCGACGATATTTTAATCAAGGCTGATAGCCTTCAAGGTGAATATATAATTAATTAATTAATAAAACTTTATGAAAAAGACAATTGATTATTATGGCAATAAAGCCGACTATATACATTTAAAATTTGGCGACGCTAGAAAAAGCTATAATTTTACGTGCGGATTTATAAAAAAATATCCGCTATTCTCTAAGGAATATGCAAAATATTTTAGTCAGGAAGCGACCGCGCAATTTAAGAATCCCTTTCAAATTGTCGGTTATGTTTATAAAAATAAAATACCAGTAAATTTTTATTTTAACTTTACAGATATACCCGCCGAAAATGAAGCGGAAATAATGGATTATTTAGTCAGAGAAAAAGCGTATATAAATTTAGAATAATTAATTAATAATAAAACTTTATGAACAAAACAATAAAGCTTTACTATCACGAAACCGACGGCGGGGCGGAATATTTAACCAACAAATATGTTTTGTGCGGAAAGAATCACCGCGAAGGCTCTTTTGACGGCGCTAAGTATATCGTCCGCATTGACGGCGATATAACCAAAGACGCGGAATTAAGAATAATTAGTTAAAACCCTCTTATCGCCTATTTTTAATTAAATAGGCGCTAAAGAAGGCTTTAAAACGAGCAAGGCGCGATTTAAAACTTCAACTTGATATAACTATCAAGCGACAATCAATTTTATTTAAGGGGGTACGAACCTTGACAATGAAATACTTTAAAAGCTTAAAGCATTTTGAAAAAAGATTAATGAAAGGTGTTTGCTGGCAAGACTGGATAACTGTTGCTGGCCGTCAATATAAGATGGTGGAGTACGGCGATTTAATGAACGGCAATTATATGCTTTTTCAGAACAAGCCGACAACCGATATTATAAGAATTGAATATCAAGTCCCTTGCTATGCAGACAGAAACGGCGAGAGGGTGCAAACAAAAGAATATCAATTTCATTCTATTGAGCAATACACCGAAGGCGCATTATACCGCTATAATTAATTAATTTTTAAACTTTATGCTTGCTTATCAAAAAAATACCTTGCTTGCCATGCTATCAACCTTTAAGGCTAAACTATATGATTATGCTAATAATGATGTAAACTTTTTACACAATATTGATATAAATATAATTGACCGAAACTTGACCAGCATTGAGAAGCAAATTAAAAAAAATTAACACGGCACAACCCTTGCAAGCCTTTACCTTGCGAGCATCAGACCGAATCCATAAACCTCCTGGACTCGGTTTTTTGTTATTATATGGCTATTTTTATAGACGACACGGCTGGAATCGCTAAAATTGAGCCTCTACAATGAGCCACAATCAACGGCAAGCCCAGAATCCGATATAATAGCCGTCCATGATATACAGAGCAACCATAACCGCAAAAGGCGGTTATGGTAAAAGAGGGGAGACCACCTGATATTTACCCTAATAAACCATTTTCCAATCCGAAAAAAAATACCATGAAAGTTCCTATTACCTCGCGGGGGAGCGGGAACAAGCGGCGGGGAATCTTTCCGAACTTTTTCCTGCATATTTTCCAGAACCACATCGGCTAAAAAAGCCGATGTGGTGTGGATAAACTTTTGAAGCCGTTTTGGGAAAGCCGTTTTGGGGCAATGATTCTGCGGTGTTTGACAATATTTTTTAACGGCGGTAGAATATTATTAGGCCTAATAAATAATGACTAATAAATTGTTATGCGTAATTTCATATTAAGAAACGAGCAGAGGAATAAGCACGTCGCAAGGCAGTGCTTTTATTTTGGCAACAAGATAATAGTCGTTCCTCTGCTCATTTTTTAATTTATGAAACTTACTCTTGCCGAAGAAAAACAATATGAAGAAGCCAAGGCGAAAATCGTCGAGGCTTTAAAAATCCGCTCTCGGACATTTTTAGGGCTGTGCAAGAACGAAAACTGCTTTAATTTAAGGCGGGCTAATTCCGCTTATTGTCAATTTTGCTCTGATGACGGAAGAAGAAAAACAACTTGAAGAGGATGAACGTATCAAGGCGATTCAGACTAATGCCAAAGACCCCGTGATGACGGCTGGATTTCTGCTGCAAGAAAATCCGAACATTATCTGCTGTCAGGAAGCCCTGTATCAGTATAACGGAAAATGCTATGACCTCCTGACCGACAAGCAACTGGACAGAATTTTTTTGGATTTTACGATTGCTTATGGCACAACTTTGCTTTTCAAAAATATCAATATCACTTTGCGGGCGTTTGTGGCTCATCCAAACATTCAAAAGGTTAAGAAAATGAACGATTACGCCGACCTGATTTGCCTGAACAACGGGATTCTGAACATCCACACCAAGAAATTCATCCCGCACTCGCCGAAATGCTTTTTTGATTCAACCGTTAACGTCGATTACGACGTTCTCGCCGACAAGTGTCCCGTATTTATCGAGTATCTGAACAATACTTTCAACGGCGACAAGGAAACAATCGTTAATATTATCCGCCTGGGCGGTTATCTGATTGACACGTCCTGTGCGGCGGAGAAAATGTTTATCTTTGACGGCGAGGGAGCGAATGGCAAGAGCGTTTTAATAAACACCTTTGCTTTATTCTTTTCGGAAGACCAAATATCGCCGCTATCCTTGGACGCTCTCTCGTCGGATAGTTTTAGCAAGGAGCTTTTGATTAAGAGCAGAATCAACCTGGCAGCCGAACAGAAAAAATCGTATTTGGAATCGGAAGAGATAAAAAAGATTATCACTGGCGACCGCATGGAAGTCAACCGCAAATATCAGGTTTCGCTGTCGTTTACGCCGAAAACTAAAATCATCGTCGCTTGCAACGGCTTGCCCAAATTCAACGACACAACCCATGCCATCTATCGCCGTATGACGCTGATAAAATTCCCGAATCAGTATCTGACAGAGCAGGAATACAAGGTTGCGATGGAACGCAAACGGAAGAATGTATTTCTTAAAGATAAAAGTTTATTTGAAAAAATCAAGGCGGAGAAATCGGCGATTTTGAATTTATTTATTGCGGGGCTGGTTGACTTGAGGAAAAGTAATTATGAGTTCACGGGCAGCACGTTGTCGGAAACGTTTATGAATGAATTTAAACGGGACTCCGATTCCGTACGGGAATTCTTGGAAGACAACTATGAAGTGTTTGAATCAACTGGCTTGGACGGAACACCGCTTCGTCAAATTTTTGAACATTATCGGGAATGGTATCACAACAACGTTCAGGATTCTGGCGTCATAAAATTCCGCATTAACGAGATGGGGCGGCGTATTAAGCAAATTCTTGGCGTCGAACCAATCGGACAAAAGTATGTTTGGAATTCAAATACGCAACGGAACGAGAGAGAAACGCTTTACCCGATTCGGGAAATTCAACCGCCGTTACTGGCACAAGAAGTGCCAGCAAAAGACGCCGAGCAACTTGGAATTAATTTTGATAAATAATATGCCTATTTACGAAACAACTGAAGACCGCACGCTCGGCGTCAAACAGCCGATTGTTCAACATGCCAATCCCGCCGACTATGGCTTGACCGCCAAAAATGTTGCCCTGATGCGGATTGCGTATCTTCAAAAACTTTTAGCACTGGCCGAAGACGAGTTTACTTACTATAAATCCAAGGTTATTGCTGGAAATATTTTTTTCACTTACGAGGAGCTGAATAAAATATCGGCCAAGGTCAGAAAAATTCAGAAAAATATTCACTTCCAGAAGAATAGTTTAAATGACGATAACGAAACAGAAACATTCGACCTCGTTCGCTTGAAAGCGATACCGATGGACACGCTCACTGAAATTCTGCCGTCTGGATTCTTTGTCCGCAATCCATTTCGGAACGAAGGCAGCCCTTCAAACAGTTTGCACTGGTACAAAGCTAAAAATATTTGGACGGATTTTGCGACTGCCGAATCTGGGGATAACATCGACTTGATGATGAAGATACACAACTGCGGATTTCGGGACGCCTGTAAAATGCTTAATATTAGCTAAGTCCCAACTGCTTTTCGGCAGTTAGGATACCCCATTGACAATAGATAATATGTATGCTAGTATTCCTAATAGATATTAAAAAATAACAATAAAAAAATGACAATCGCAGATTATTTAAAAGAAAAAGAAATCACCCGCCAGGAATTTTGCAACATTACTGGGATTTGTTATTCCCGCATCGGGCAGATTATGAATGAGCCAAGCCCGAAGATGGACATGCCGACGATGATTAAGATTTGGGAAGGAACAAAAAAGAGATTTGGGACAGGATTCACGCCCTGGCAATTTATTAAGGGCTTGCCAGAGTTTTATAAAGAATAATTATATGGACGAATCAAAAAGAATGTGCGAAAAACTTTATCGCCAGTTGAGAATCTACGCCGAGCGAGAAGACAGCAGCCTCTGTTGTCTTTCGGCCAAGAACGCCCTGGACTTGTTTTGCGATGAGACGGAAAGACGCTTGGCTCAAGAGATTGAAGACGCCGACCAAGAATATAAAAATCAAGAAATTAATATTTTAAAAAGTAAATAATATGAAAGACCAATTTCCAAAAACACTTTACATTGGACAGGACAGAACTGTCGGCATTTATTATGCACAAGAGGACATTAGGTGCATTTCCGATGGTATCGTTGGGATTTATGAGCTAAAGGAGATGAAACACAAAGTTACAAAGCACGAGCTTAATTAATTAAATCCCGTTTGCCAAACAAACAGGATAAAACAACATGCCAAAAGAAAACGAACAGTTTAGCGAGAACAACATCCCTAAGAGTAATTGGATGAAGTTCGATGTCGTGGGAAATTCCATTATTGGAACTTTCCTTTCCAAAGCCATTAAGCCAGCCAACGGCGACTATCCCGCTCAAATGGTTTATACGGTTTTCAACGCCATCATCAATGATAAGCAACAGGAGTCAGGCGATGAGTGGAATTTTGGAGCAGCCATTCGGGAAGGCAACGCTAATTTCATCAATAACAAATTCGCCAAGGTTAAGCCTGGCACACGCATCGGCTTAAAGTTTATGAAAGAAATCCCACCGAAGAAAAAAGGCTTTCACCCTGCCAAGTCTTACATGCCGAATGTCTTTTTAGAAGATGGACAGCCGAAAATCGACCCGCTATTTAATCAACTCTATGGCGAGAACTTTAATACCGATGATGCCGTAAAAGCGGAAGACGGTGAATTGTCCGTAGAAAGCGTTCCCTTCAATTAAATTAAGACAGCAAGGATTAATTCCTTGCTCGGCGGAAGCGGTAAGCTGCGGCTTACTCCGAATGTTTACTTCATAGTTTTATTCGGCCGTCGATTAAGGAATTAATAATATGAAAAAGAAAAATAAACTAGCCTATGTTCGGGTAATTGATAAGGTCAGATTGCCAGAAAAATATCATAAAGGAAAAAAGCTGATGAATGCGGAACGTCAAGAAGTCTGCAAACTTTATGCGACTGGTGATTATACTTACAGAGCCTTAGCGGAATACTTCGGCGTTTCTTATGGCGTCATTCAGGTTATAATTAATCCGAATGCCAAGAAGTGCCAGGCTGCGGCTGGAAAACGCTGGCGATTGAAAACTGGCTATAAACCAGACACCGATTGTATGGAGTTAAGAAGACGCAAAAAAGCAATGATAATGCATGGATTAATAACGATATGAAAATAACTAAAATCTTTATTCAAAAAAGCAAGACGGTGGAAACCGCTGGCTTACTCGGCAAGGATGCTTATCGCAAAATCACAATCGGCAGCGAGTGCGAGGTTGCGGACGGAGAAAATGCCGTTGCCGCCAAGGACGAGCTGATTGCGTTTGTGGATTTAGCTTTGGCGATTGAGGTGAGCAAGTTTAACGACGAAATCCGCTTAAAAAAGAAGGGAATTTAATTATATGCCTAGTGGAGTTTATATTTTAAAGAACAGAGGAAAATGGAACATAGGAAAGGTGCGGTCAAAAGAGTTCAGAAAAAATGTCGGTAATTTTTGGCGAGGCAAAAAAAAATCAGAAGACCTTAAAAGAAAGGACAGTGAGGCACACCGAGGGGCTAAACATTATAATTTTGGGAAAAAGCAATCTCCTGAATGGATAGCAATGATTAAAAGTGCAAATAGTGGCTCAAAAAGCCATCTTTGGAAGGGTGGGATTACACCGCTCTTCAGGAGCGTAAGAAAATGTTTCAAATACCGACAGTGGCGGTCAGACATTTTTACAAGAGATAACTGGACTTGCGTTGACTGTAACATCAGGGGAGGGGTACTGAAAGCGCATCACCTGAAGACGTTTGCCGCAATCCTCTGGGAATATAAAATAAAAACACTTGAAGAAGCTCTTCTTTGCGAAGAATTGTGGGATATAAATAATGGAGTCACCCTTTGTCACAAATGTCACTGGGATAGACATAGAAAAATGAAATATGAACAAAAAAGACTACTTCTCTCTAAAGAATAAATACATTTCAAGTAGTAAAATAAAAGATTTCCTTAAAAGTAAGGAGTATTTTAAGAAACTCCATATAGACGGGACACTGGAGCGATTTGTCACGGATTCATTACTGATTGGGAGTGCGTGCGATTGCTGGCTTACTCGCAGTGAGCGGACATTCCGTAAAACGTATCATCTTGTCAGTCGCCGAACAAGCGATAGTCCAGATTATGAATTCCAGCTTAACCAGACCATGATGGAGAAGATTGAAGCTATCTGTCACGCCGTTGTCAGAACCCAGGCGTATAAAGACATTCGCAAGCAGAAATACAAGAGCCAGAAAATACTGATTAAGCCGATGAAAGGTCTTGGGCGTTTTCGCGGAATTTGTGGGATACCTGATTGGTATAAAATTAAAGACGACGGCACGTGCGTTATCATAGACTTGAAGACAACTCAAGACGCCAGCCCAAAGAAATACTTTTTTTTCTGCTCCGAATATAATTATTTTTTGCAAGCAGCCATGTATCGGATTCTGCTGAAGCACAAATATCCGCAGATTCAAACATTCTTGAATCTGCATCTGGTGGTTGAGAAAGACACCGACGGCATCAATGACGTTTATACTTACGAACTGGCGAATCAGCTTGTCGAAGAGAATATTGCTTTAATCAGTGAACTGATTAAAGCAATCGCCGCCGAAAAACAATTCCTACCGAAGCCTGCGACGTGGGAAGACAGACTAGTAATCGGAGAAATGCTATGAAAGAAGCCATAATCATCTTACTTACAATCTTTATTCTATTCTTGTTTCCAGCACTTTTCTGGCTGGCGATTAAGATTTTTGCTGTTCTGGTTGTGGTTTCGTTGCTATGTGATTTAATAAATTAAATAAAAATATATGAGAGAAATTAAATTCAGGGCTTGGGACAACAAGAAAAAAGAATGGCTATTAGGATATAATTATAAAAGCCTTGGCGGTTTTAGTTTATTTGGAGAGTGTATATTGCTTGGAGAGTGGGGACACATTCTTGATGAATTTATTTTAAGAAGAAGCTCTGATGATTTAAAGGTAATGCAATATACAGGGCTAAAAGACAAGAACGGTAAGGAAGTTTATGAAGGAGATATTATCAAAAAACAATACAAAGATAAGCCTTATTCGGAGAAAGCAAAAACAAAAGAAATATTATCAGAAGTTGTTTGGCGAGAAGGATGCAATGTTCAAAATAACGACTTCAATAATAAAACATTGAAAAAAGACCCATCTGCATTTAACGAAGAGCCTTGTTTCGGTGTTAAAAGAATAACGAAAGAAAATAATTTTTATTGTTGCAATTGGTCTGGTTTTTCAGGGTGCGAAGTAATCGGCAATATTTATGAAAATACTGAACTACTTAAATAGTTTCCTTTAACCTTGGAAGTAAATTATTAACTAATAAAAATGTTTTATGAAACCAAACAAATATGGATGTAAGGTCTCAGATGATGTATGCGTAATGCACGATGAACCATTGGTTTGCAAGCACGGATGCACTCACTCTAAATGCAACTGCAAGGAATATGTTGAAAATATGGTTAGCTTAAATAATGAAAAGGACAAATAGTTCCCAGCATCCTCAAGGTTTAAGTAAATTATTAACTAATAAAAATGTTTTATGAAGAAAGTAGATGAAGTAGTGATTGATGGGGAAAACCTTTTGGTTATAAAGGCTTTAAAGAAAATGGGGTTTAAAACAACAAAGCCTCGGCATAAAAACGCTAATGGCTCTGACTTGTTCGCCATTAAGGATAATTATGTGTTATCGGTGGAAGTTAAAAAGGCTACTAAAATAAAAAATGTTTTTAGAACACGAGGAGTGACGAGGACAAATGATGATTTAATAGCGATAGTCTTCCCTTTTGATTATGTCTTAATAGAACCAATGCGAGACCATTTAAAATGCTGTAATAAAGGTGGAGATAGATTTTTAAATTATTAGCTCCGGCTAATTAGTTCCCAGCATCCTATCAGGATTGTGGCGGACAACCGCTTTACTATAAATATAGTTAGAAACATCATTGACCTTCTATGAGCTGAGAAGGTAAAAGGCTCACGGCTATAAGCTGGTGTAACCCCAGCCAATCCTGTTAGGATATTGAGAATTAAAATATAAATTATGAGAACTAAAAAGCAGATAGAGGAGTTTGATGGAATGCTGTTAGACCACGAATGGTTTGTCAGGTTTGTTGATGTGACTAAAGGTTTAGACAGAAAGACTAACAAAAGACTTCAAAAAAACCGTATCGCTTTCTTAAAATGGTTTACTAAAATCAATTAAATATATGCCTTCAGGTGTTTATAATCATAAAAAATCAAGACCTTATTTTAAACATTCCAAGAAGACTAAAGAAAAAATAAAAAAATCTCTTTTAGGACATCCTGTTTCCGAGGAGACAATAGAAAAGATGAGCGGTAAAAATAGTCCAAGGTGGAAAGGCGGTGGCTATAATTATAAACATTATCGAATTATTAAAGAAAAAGGTAGGGCAACAAATTATATTTGTGAGATTTGTGAAAAAAAACAGGCAAAGCATTGGTCAAATATTAACCATAAATATAAAAAAAACCCAAACGATTACAGGGCGTTATGTTGTAGTTGTCATAAAAATTGGGATAATAAACTAAGGAATGGTTTAAAAAATTAAAATAAACTCTATGGACTGGAGAGAAAAACTAAAAAAAGAGCTTATCGGCATTAGAAACGGAGGCTTAATTACACCTGTTATCGCCTTTATCGAAGAATTATTGGAAGAAAAAGACTTTATTATTTCAGCATTAGAAAGTTCTGAAGAAACACTGGAAGATGCCAATGAAAAACTTGCCAAAGAACTGAATGCAAAGATAAAACTGCCAGAAGAAAGAAAATTATTTAATCAAACCAAACCTTCTGGCGGTTATTTTAAAGAATTAGAAGAATTACACTTTGCTCAAGGTTTCAATCAGGCGATAGATGAAGTCCGTAAGCTGAATAATATAAAGTAAAATGCAAATCGAAGATTTTATCTTTTTTTGTATGGTAGCGATGATGGTATTCTTGTCATTGCAATCTGTGCTTGTTTTGGTGTCTATCAGCCTTTAACAATCAGCGACATTATAATTGGTTCAGTTATTTTTTCAGCTCTAATCCTTTTTGAAACTGCTTGACTTTTTTAGTATAAGTGCTATCATTATAATATACATATCAGTCTTAATAAACTAAATAAAAAAAAGTATGGTGACGGTGATTATGATAAAAAGATTTATAATTGGTTTAAAAAATTAAAATAAACTCTATGGACTGGAAAGAAAAGTTTAAAGGCGTTTAAATAATATAAAGGAGGGCTAAATGTGCTTAATAGTCTGCTCTGCTCTTGGAATCATTCGTGGAGTATTAGAAAATAATAATAAATAAATATGAAGAATAAAAACTTAAGCGATGACTATTGTAAATTAGCGAGGGAGAGGTTAAAAAAATTTTAATATGGAAAACAAACAAGAAGTTTTAGGTCAATATTTTACAAAAATTGAAATTGTAAAAAATTTGGTAAATTTAGTTTTATCGTACACGCACTACAAAAATAACATAAAAATACTTGAACCATCTTTTGGGACTGGAAATTTTATCAAAGTACTCAAAGAAAATGGATTTTTAAATATCGATGGGTGTGAAATAGACGAGGAGTTAACCACAGAACCGTCGGATTTTTTCAATATGCCTTTTGGCAAAAAATACGACCTAATTATTGGCAACCCGCCGTTTAGCAAATACAATTTAAAAGAAAGCTATTTTGACATAAAAAAATATCTCCTGTCGAACGCCTTATCTCCTATTTTCCTAACAAAAAAAGAATTAACGAAGGAGAAGGAAAAAATTGAGAATATTTTTATACTCAAAAGTTTAAAACATTTAGCGGACAAAGAATCTTCACTTGGTTTTGTTTTGCCAATTTCATTTTTTATAAAAAATCGAAATAAATCTGTAAAGGATGAGTTATTGAAATATTTTTCAACAATTATTATTTATCAAAATGATAAAGTTTGGTTTGATAAGAATATCCCCTGTTGTTTTACTGTCTTTACCAATTCAGGAGAGCTAAAAAACAAAATTATTTTGCTATACGAAAATGGTAAGAAAAACGAAGAAGTATTTGATATAAAAAATATTCATGAAGAATTAATTCCGCAGGTAGTTTTTCATAAGAATAACGGATATATAAAAAACGACAAGGGAACGCCTTTACTGGAATTTTTTGAAGCAAAGAAGGTTAACGTCCAAAAATCATACAAAGAAAACAATATCTCGGCAAAAAATATTCTTGAAAAAAATGAAATACCAAAAAATAAACCGATTGAAAATTATAAAATTGCCGTAGTGAGGGTTGGCAATTCTAGCGTCGGGAAGTGCGGTCTAATAAACGAGAGGGAAGATATTTTAAATGATATGTTTTACATCTTTGATGTAAAACATCAATACGCTAAAGACAAACAATTAAAAGAAAATATTTGTCGCCAAATAAATAAAAATATTGATTATTTTAGAAATATAACTTGCCGGGTTGGAAGTAAATCAATCAAGAGAGAAGATGTATACAACTTTAAAGTTAGCATTTAGGAGCTTATTTCATTAAAGACTCGTGCCTTGAGGCGGTAAGGCGTTTAAATAACATCGTTTAATTAATTTAAATATCAACGCTGTCTGCCAAAAAGCAGATAGTGTAAAAATGCTAACATGAAAATCACTTGTAAAAATGGAACAGTTATTGAGGGTAACAGTTCCGAAATGAGAGGTCTTGCTCGTTTTTTCTCAACAGGAAAAATGAAAGAGACAGTCGCCTCAACCGAACTTCCACCGAGGAAGTACAAGAAGCATCAGACTTGGAGACCGTGGACAGGCGAAGAGCTGAACATTATCGCCAACAACCTGGCGCTGAAACAGCGCGAAGTCAGCTCCAAACTTCCGCTTCGCACCACTGGCGCAGTCGGAAACATTATGTGGGCGATGAAGAATGGTCGCTTGGACAAGGGAAAGCAAAGAACTCTCGACAACTATAAATTAACAGAGCCACAATTCTAATGCCATTATACGCACACCAGCAAAAATTGATTGACCTTAACCCAAGTAAGTATTTACTTGCTTGGGGAACAGGAACTGGCAAAACGCTGGCGGCTATTACTTTGGCTAAGCAAAATAATCAGCGAGCGTTGGTTATCTGCCCTAAGTCTTTAATCGACCAATGGCGCGAACAAGTTCCGGCCGATTGGCTGGTGCTAAGTAAAGAGCAGTTTAAGAAAAACTATAAAACAATCGGCAGTTACGCCTGCATTATCGCCGATGAATTTCACTATTTCGGCAACTATAAGTCGCAACTTACCAAGGCGCTTCTGGCGTATATTAAGGCTTACGGCCCGAACTTTATATATGGACTGTCCGCGACCCCGTATATGTCAACTTCCTACAACATCTTTACTTATGGCTTGATATTCGGGAAGCCGTGGAAATGGTATGACTGGACACTGCGTTATTTTTACCGTGTGAAAATGGGAAGCCGCACAATCAATGTGCAAAAGGACACGGTAGAGGGCGTGCCGATGGCGCGGAAGATGGCGCGACTGGTAAATATTCTCGGCAACACGGTCGCCTTGGAAGATTGTTTCGATGTTCCGGCGCAGATATTTGAGGTCGAGTCTTTTGACCTGACCGCTGAACAGAAAAAAGCGATTAAAGACAGTTTTGACCCGCTGCCGATTGTCCGCTTTTCTAAGGAATCGCAAATTTGCGGGGGAAGTTTACTCGGCGATGCTTATACCGAAAGTCAGTATTTTAAATCAGAGAAATTAAATCGGGTCGTTGACCTGATTGCCGAACATAAAAAGATTATTGTCGTTTGCCATTATAACAATGAGATTGACGTGATTGCCAGCAAGGTTAAGGATAAAAAAGTTTATATTATAAGAGGCGACGTCAAGAACCGCTCGGAAGTAGTCAAAGAAGCGGAGGCGGATGATAATTGCGTGGTCTTAGTAAATGCTGCCTGCTCGGAAGGATATGAGCTTCCCAGTTTCCCGATTATGGTCTTTTACTCGTATGACTGGAGCTTAAAAAATTATATTCAGATGATGGGTCGTATTCAGCGGGCGGGACATATTAAAAAGAACGTTTATCTTTCCTTGGTAGTGAAAGGAACTGTCGATGAAGATATTTATAAAACAGTTGCTATAAAAAAAGCCGATTTCCAAATCGAGCTTTATAAAAAATAATATGTTTAATAAAAAATTAAAAGACAAGGTTTACGACCTGGAAATCGCTAATCAGAATATTTTTAGCGAATTAATAAAGCTGAGGTTTCTGGTAGCAGCCAATAAAAAGGAACTTGAATTTGAAGGAACATTGCTGAATCCAGTCAACACCCTTGAAAGAACTATTTTAATCACTCAGTTATTGGTTGAGTATTTAGGGCTTGACCTGAAGGCGGAGTGGGTTGATGACCCCTGCTATCCGAAGGTTGAACAGCCGAAAAAAAGAAACTTTTATTTGGCTAAAAGAAAAAAATATGAAAAGAAAGGCTAAAAATCTCCTCCAAAAAGAAATATCCGACCTGGCGTCCCGCTGGCAGCCAGTGTTAGGCAACTCCGATGATATTGAGATTATGCGGCTATCGACTAAGACCGACGCCGACAGCATGGAGCGGGAACTTAAATTATTAATTAAGCGGGTGACGGTGGACAAAGCGATTAGGTTATCCACCGAAGACACAGGTTATCCACAATAATATGAAGGAGAAAGACATGCAAACTCTCTTCGGTCACTGGCTTAAAGCTAACTGGTTTGAGACGTCGGCTTTTGAATTAAAAATCTGTAAAGAAAAACTGTTCAACTTAAGGAAGATTGAACAGCATCAGCTTGAAAATTTGAATTTAGTCAGGAACGGACTATTTTATTATAAGATTGCCGACGAAGGATTCGCTCAGAAGCCTTTCGACTGTATTACTCTTTACCAGAGACAGGCTTACGTCGTGGTTTTATTCTATGAACCACGCAAGCCGAAGAGATTTTATATGATACCGATTGAAGTGATAAAAGACCTGATTTCGCAAAATATCAAGAGTATTGACGAAAAACGAGCCTTCACAATCGCCGCAGAGAGTGAAATCCTAAAGAATTGATATAATACTCATCTAAAAAACAGAGGCTTCCGCCCCTGCTTTTTATTATTTTTCGTACTTGCTAAGGTCAATTACTCCGTCGGTGGCTTAACGCCAGCCTTCAGATTCAATGCTTCCAATTTTGCCGAAGAACCTGGAATCATTGCTCCACCCAACTTTTCACCAATCATAGCACCGACAACGCCAGCCCCAGGTATCGGGACGGCACTACCAATAACCGCACCAGCGACAGCCCCAGTCGCTCTTTTCATCATTCCACGAAGAGCCGAGCCTTTCGGAATAATTCTTCCTTCGCTGCGTTCCAGCCAGTGAATCATCTCGGAGTATTTAGCAACAGCCGCATTTAATTCTTTTATTTTTGCTTCCCCTTTATAGGCGGTCTCAATCATGTCCTTTACTGTTGCACCCATCGTAGTCGCTATTCTATTTTTCGGAGTCTTAACAGCGAGCGGGTGGTCGAGCTTCCCCATCGCCCAGAATCCAGCCTTATTATTATTAAAAGTAACAGCATCAATCACTTCTGCTTTTTTAAGTTCAGCGGGGTTATTCTCTCTGGCAAATTTAATCTTTTTCTCTGGCGTTGAGCCTTCCCACGTAAAGCCTAGATTCTCTTCGGCGTTTCGCACAATCGAGGCGTTAGTCTGTTTTTTTATTTGAGCGACAGCCTCGATAATGGTATCGTCATCTAACTTCGCTTTATTTCTTTCTTTAAAATTTTCTATCGCCTTCTTCTGAAAATCAGAATAGTCAAATGTTTTTGGAGTTTTAGTCAGGGCTTCTTGCATCGTAGCAAAGGCGGCATCACGCTTTGGGACAAGAGCATCAATCGCCTCGCCGTTAGCTAACCGCTCTGTGCCAGAAGCATCTTTGATTGTTTTTGGAACAACGCCAGAATCCCTCAAATCGGCGATTACAGCTTTTCCGCTTTTCAGCTCATCCCGCATTTCACCCTGTGTCAATTTATAAAATTCGTCGTAAGCCTTTGTTCTGGCGATATTCAGTTTTATGTCCGCCTTAGTTTTTTGAGCTGCCTTGAATTTACCAGCCTGTTCAACGACTGCTGGTATTAATCCTTTTCCAGCATTAGCCGCCTTTGCCGCTTCTTCCGCTGCTTTAGCCGACGCTTTCGCCGCTTCCGACATAAACTTCGGAGCGGGAAGGACGGACGCAATATCGAGAACGTCTTGTCCTGCTTGAGCCAAGTCTGGATGCTGTTTCGCCCAAGCAGAAACTGGTTCTATTATTTTTCCTTGTATTTCGGGATTAGCCACGACAGAAGCACCAAACGCCTTAAAGTCGGATTTCATTTCGTCTGGCATCACCTGTTTTACTCCCTCGACGATAGCCGAACCGAACGCTCTGGGAGCAATAGCGGCGGCACTAAGAGCCAACTTGCCTAATGCCCCCTTATCACCCCTGGCAGTTGCCTCGTCGTATCGTTGTGCAGCACCAGTAAAGCCTTCGTTAATTCCGCTGCCAACTCTCATTGCCCTGTCTTTTGCTTCCTGCCAGAATCCCTGTTTCGGCTTCGGCTGTTCGGGAACTTTCCCGCCCTCAAAGTCAGCAATCTGCTGGGCGGAAAGATTTTTGCTTCTCAAGTATTTGAACTGCTCAAATGATAACGCCATAAAGTTATTTTTTATTAGTAATCTTTAAATATTCATCATACGCCTGCTCGTCAGTCAGCCCGTCCTGCGGTGCTTCGGTTTTTGTTTCAGTTCCGCCATCGTATAGTGAAACCTTTTCATCAAAGTTCTGCAAAGACTTCTCGTCAATCGGCGGTAAGCCGTATGACTCACGAATAGCGTTCAACTGTTTAAGCGGAGAATCCTTTAGCTCGGCAGTTTTGACGGCAAAGTTTTCAGCCGAGTCGCCAAGTATCGGGATTATTGGGACTAGGAATTGCATTTCGGAAGGCGTTACAGCACTGCCAGATAAGTCTTTTCTCATGTTGGCGACAAGCGTTGTAATTTTAGCCTTGACCTGAGCTGCCTCCTTGCCCTTAAATCTTCCCAGCCAATCAGTAATTGTTCCCTGAAAGTTTCCGATTGGATTCTTACCATCTTTGTCTAACTCTTGCAGCAAGGCGTTTAATTCGTTCGCCTTTGATACCGTGGCACGAACGGATGCTTCGGAAATATAATTATCTCCTTCTTGCTTCTTCGCCTTTTCGTAAACAAACGATTCAACTTTTCTTATTGCCTCTGCTTTTTTGTCGCTGTTAATTAAATTTGCCAAATCACGAGAACCAAATTCTTTAAACGTTTTCCCAGTCTCAAGATTTTGAGAAACAACATTGCGTAAATTAGTTCCGAATTCCTCGGACTCTTTGTTTATCTTATAATCAATAAACTCGTTTAAGATGGCGTTGTCGTCGGTTATCCCTTGAGCAACCCTTCTCTTATAAAAATCAATAACCGCTGCCCGCTCGCCTTCAGAAGGATTACCGCCAAAGATTACTTTAACGTTTTTCAGGGCAAAATCCTGAGCCTTGTCGCTGACATTCCCGCCAACAGCAGTTTCAGAGCGGACTTCTCTGCCTTTAAACTGGTCAGCTACCGCCTCTAAGCCAGCCTGAACAGATGGGAATTTAACATAATTTCCGCCCTCAGCTGCTGGTCTTGGCGTTCCCTTCTTAACGTTTGGATGATTTGCTTGATATGAAGGACTCCAGGTTATCCCGCCGAAGTTGTTATTTTGGATGGCGACATTTGATGCTCCGCCATTCGCTTCTTTTTTAACGAGACCAAGAATTTCTTCGTAACCAACACCGATTTTACCAGCAGCGTTTTTAATGTCCTGGACGGTTATTTTGCTTCCTGCCATGTTTGTATCGATATATTTTTGCAGTTCCTCGTCATTCTTTATTTTACCGACATTACTAATGGCACTTTGCACCGAACGGATATAAGCTGTCTGTTCCTCTGGTGTTCCAACAGCATTATAGGTTGACCAGTCGTAAGCATGTCCAGACGGAGACGTGACAACATTTCTATCCTTCGGCAACCACGCTCCGCCGACATTTTCCATTCCAGCAGCTTCGGCGTCTTTAATATCGCCAATGCCAGGGTGAGCATTTTTATAAGCTTCGAGTGCGATATTGTTTTTATATTGCTGATTTGCCAAATCAATGGCGTTCTTGTGGTCGTTCAAGTCGTCCTGAATCTTTTGCAGTCTGTCCGTCTCGTCCTTAAAAGCGGTATAAGCATTGTTATAACTTTGCAACGCCGTGTCCGCCATATCCTTATACGTTCCGCTCATCGCCTTAACGTAGTTCACTGAATCAGCATAATCATTTTTATACTTTTCTGTTTGTGAGGCAATAGAAGCGTTTAACGCCCCCATACCAGTCAGCCCTGCCGCTTCAAAAACAGGCGATGTTCCCAAAGGCTGTTCCATTACGCCAGATTTAGTTCTGATAGCGTCCTGAAGAACTCGCAGAGCTTCGTTTGGCTGCGATAGTCCTTCTAATTTAGTTCCAGCCGCCGTAACGCCTTGTTGCAAGGCGGGCAAATTAGAAGCTGCTGTTGTTTGCGGCAACGGTGCAGCCGTCGGATTGTTTAGCCCCGCACTTCCCATCGAAGCGTCGGCTGCTTTTTTAAATTCATCTGGCAACCCAGTCGGATATGCCAACGAATGCAAAGCATCCCAATCGGTTGAGCTGGTCGGATTCTTTTTATAAATACCCTGATAAGTTTTTAAGGCTCTTTGTTCAGCCGCAATGTCTCTTGAAATTGGCATATTGTTTATATTAAATTGTTAAAATAATTTGTCCAAAAATCTTTATGCGTTGCAGATTGTTTTACACCCTTTGTCGCCATATTTTACTATAAATTTTTACCAGATTCTTGTTTTTGCCGCCATTGGGAAATTATATCAGAAAGTGTAGTTGCAGCTTTTTGTTCCTTAGCGACTGGTGTTGTAGCGGTTAAATTAACTCCCGCAGGATTATATTGTAAACCAGAGATTCCTCTAAGTGCGTTTGTCCCCAACGCCGTTTCAGCTGTTCTTCCCAAGCTCTGTTGCTCTTTAGCGTATTTAGCGGCGGTAGAGGTGGAAATTAATCTGTTTGATTGTCCAACAGAACCTTGCATCTGTTCGGGCGTAATCCCCGCAAAAGGGGTAGCGACTGGTGTTTCGCCAGTTGCTCCATAAGCACCGCCAGTTCCCAATTGTTTGACTCCTTCACCAGAAAATGTCATACCAGCAGCCTCTAAATTGCCCTGGGACGTTTTTACGGCATTGGCGGCATTAACTCCTTGTGCTTCTAGCTCTGCTTGTCTCGCCGCATTGGATTGGTCAACTGATGTCTGCAAATCTTTAAGGGCAACGCCCGTCAATTCTTTATAATACGGGTCAATCGTGCCTGTCTTAACTTTGTTAAAAGTATCTATAATTTCTTTGGTATTAAAATCAGTTGAGTTCGGGTACATCCCGACAACCTGTCTCCAGAGAGCTTTAATGTCAGCTGGCAAATCACTGGCGTCAATCATCGACATCGCATCGTCATATCGTTTTTTGTTTTCCGCACCAGCCGCTTTGGAAACATAGCCGTAAGTCTTTTGTTCTTTCTGTAAAAATTGATTAAGAGCATCAGGCGTTGATTTTGACCAATTCTCCAGTTCAGCTGTTGTAGCCGTTCTGTCAAAATACTTTTGATAGGCATCATTAATCCACTTCTTTTCCGCATCTAAAATAGGCGAGGCTTCAGTCGCCGCAGGCTTGGTTGTTGTCCAGCCTTGATTTTGCCAATACGATAAGTCGCCAGTCGGGACAGAGTTGCTCGAACCGTCTGTAAAATAAATAATTGTTCTTCCACCAGACGATTCTGGCGGAGTAACAGGCGGAGTAACAGGCGGAGTAACAGGCGGAGTAACAGGTGCTTGAGGAAAGTAATCACCAACGCTTCCTCCGTTAAAAGGTTTAGAGCCAGTAACTTGGGTGGCAGTGATTTGACCGTTTGGACTTATGTATAAAGCCATAGTATTTTATATTAAATTAATTATTCAACTTCTAGAACAAAATTGATTGTCACTCCGTTTGGCGTTCCCGTTCTTACCCAGCTGATTGTGACATTAGTTCCGTCAGTCGCCGTTACTGTTCCGACAACTGTTCCGTTGGTATCTTCGTAGTATATTAAGCCTGCGCTTGTTCCGACTAAAGCACCAGTGCTATAACGATAAACACAATAATTTGCCCCGCCAGCATAGAATCCCGTACTTACTCCTATCGCCGCCGCATTAGAAGCTGAAGATGCCGATACTCTGGTTGGAATCTTCGACATACCATGAGCGTAGTTTACGCTGGACGAAGCTGTATCAACCACTCTTGCCCCAGTGATTGTTGCGGCTTCTTCAGTCGATGCTCCCGCAGGTATATTATTATCATTGATAGAATTCGCCCCCTGAATAGAAATCTGTGCAGTCTGAGCGTTGGTGACAATGTTGTTGGCAAAAATATTGTAATCTACAGCCGATGATTCCTCCCTGATTCCGTATTTCGGGTCGGTTGCTGTTGTGTTATTCACCCGATTATTGCTGACGTTGTTATAAGTCGTCACATAGGTCGTGCCGCCATCAACGAATTGCTCAAGCTGAATTTCCGAATAAGTATTGTCTGTTTTCTGCCCGTTATTAATTACTTCGTTCCCGCCAATGCAGTTGTCGTAAGAGCCTTTCAAATAAATGCCGTGTTGTTGATTCATGGAGACGAAGTTGCCGTTTATTATATTATTATTTGATTTTCTTATTAAAATTCCGTTAATCGAATTCGAACTGCAATTACAATTTTGTATCTTATTTCCAGTCGAAAGAGCATCAATAAGAATCCCCGCATCTCCGTTGTTTGAACAGTTGCTGTTTATAAAATTGTTGTAATTAGCGTAACTATGTTCAATCCCCGAATACAGATTATAAGCAAAGTTACAGTTTATGAATAAATTATAATCCGAGCTGGTAACGCCCGAGCCTTGCATATATAAACCAGAGCGATTATTAGAAATACAATTTACGTTGGAAAAAGTGTTGTTATTAGAAGATATTACTCCTTTTATTACAACGTGAAAATCAGTTCCGCTATCAGCCAGCAGGAATGTGTGCAGGGTGTCTGTTCCGTCGGTTGTCTTTGTGCCGCCAGTGCAAACGCCGAAGTCTGTCGTCAGATAGCGGATGATTACGATTCCCGAACCACCAGCTCCGCAGATTCTTGTTCCACCGCCAGCACCACCACCGCCTAAATCATTAGTGCCATTTACGGTTGCGTCTAGTCCACCACCACCGCCACCAGTGCCACCAGTTCCTCTTGTCCCAACGGTTGAACTGCCACCGCCAGCACCGCCGCCTGCATAAGTAACTGCTGCCCCAGAAATTGAGTTAGCCGTTCCATTACCGCCATTTCCGCCAGTGGTTGACGCAACGCCAACTTGTCCAGCTTGACCAGCCCCGCCGCCGCCAGTTGTAACTCCAGTTAAAACAGATATTCCGCCATTCCCGCCCTGAGAACCTATGCCTGGATTTAATGTAAAAAGGACACTGCTTTGACCGACTCCGCCACCGCAACCGCCATTCCCGCCATGTGTGGTTTCGTTTCCACCACCGCCCCCGCCATAGACTGTTATCGTATTAAAAATAGAGTCACCACCTGGGTTTCCTCTTCCTACCGCTACCTTCGCTGCTCCGCCAGCTCCAACTGTAACTAAATAATTACCAGCAGAAACATTGTGTGCGGCATCATAAACAAAACCGCCGCCGCCTCCGCCGCCGTCACCCCAAGCACCAGTGGAATTTCCACCGCCGCCGCCTCCCCCAATTGCTAAAACTTTTATTGCTGGCATATATTAAGTGTAGTCAAGAATCGAAATTCCTGTGTAATTATTATCATTTGAATTTATATTATTAAACACGTTGTGGTTCGCTCCGTATAGAAGAATCCCGTTCTGATTATTCCCGTTAGTGTTGATATTACTGAACTGGTTGTAGTCGGAAGCAACGATGTCTATTCCGTCCAAGCCAGAATTAATTATATCTAAATCGGAAAAGACGGAATTAAACACGTAAGCAAGGCTCAGGCTGGTCGTATAGGTTGCGTCGTTTTCGTTCATTATAATATTCTTTACTACTATCCCTAGGCATCCTTGCAGATAAATCGCCTGACTTGCCACCGCCACATCCTGACCCTTAACCGTAAAATTTTCCATTATAACGTTAGTTTTAAATGTTCCTGCATAGTATGTTAAACCGCTGGCAGCACTCCCCAAATAGGTGCTAACCAGTTCAAGATGCGTATCATCCGTGACCGTTAAAACTTCATAATAGTTTCCGCTGAAAACGATATAATCTCCCGCCGCCAGGTTTGACGCCCAAAGCGTTCCCGTTCCCGTGACTATCGCATCGGCAGTTACGGCAATCGTTCCCGCCCGATAACTCGTATCACCCAAAACCTTAATGGCATTATCGCCGTTAAGATTTATAATAGTGTTTCGTTTATCTTCACCAATTAAATAAATATTAGACTCAAGCACCAAATCGTCGGGTAAAATATACTCACCGTTCTTCAGATAAATTGACCCGCCGCCTGCACGCTTCGCTTCGTTCAGAGCATCAAAGACGTTCGTGTGCGTGCCGTCCCCCTTCAAGTCAACGATATAGTCAAAGTCCCTAAAGCTTACTTTGTTTATGCAGATTGAGCGTTCTGGTATTTCCTGATTTACTTGGCTAAAATTAATGTTCGCTAAAACGCTGGCAGGAATAGGAGTGCGGTTATTATTGACATCAAAGCCCGCCTCAGCCAAGTCTGGGTTTCTGTTGGTGTTGTTTACAGTATTATTCAATCCTGCTATTCCGCTCATAAAGTTGAGTCTTGCCCCAGTTGAAGCGAGAGACCTAGAATCTCAAACGCTTGATTGGGGCTATATTCTTTAAATTCAAATTCAATTAAGTGTCCTGTTAACCTTTTATCAAAACTATTAATTACGCCCGTGAGCTGCCCGATGTCGGTAAACGGCATTACCACCTCCTGATTGCGGTCATAGACTCTGAATCGGATAGTTACGCCCTGGGCGTATTGAGCGTAAACCATTATTTTATTGACTGTTTTCTGAACGGCGGGGTCACCAAAGTCGAACGCCTTTGTCCGCACGTGAGCAATAATTGGCTTGCCATCATCGGCATAAATAGGCGTAGTATCGGTATATTTAGATTTAACATGCACCATGCCGTCAGACACTCCGAGATAAAGAAAATCATCAACGCCGTCGGTATAGCGGGCGAGAACGCCAACACCATCGTAAAGCTCCCGCCATCGCCACATGCCAGTCGCAAAGGTATAAGTTGCCATACAGTTGGCGTAAGATAAGCCGTTGGCTTCTGTCGCTCCCAAGTAAATTATGTATTCTCCATCCACGACTTCGGACGTCCAATTTGTTGCTGTTGAATTCATCAGCAATTCTTTTATGTCGTTGCCAATCGGCGTCGGCTGACCGCCCGTGCTTGTCCAAATATTGTCTTTATTCGCCCAAATAAGATAAGAGGAAAAAGTATTGATTGTCCGATTATTGATACAGCCAATGTCAAACATGTTCTTGCGACTAGACTGGTCATAAACATAGGCAGAGAACTCGGTAAAAACAATTAATCTGTCCCAATTAGAACCCATGCCCGTAATACTTTCAGAATAGTCCACGTCAAAGAAGTCGGAAGCGGGCGTCCAAGTTATCGCTCCTGCGACAGGAACAGAAGAATAGTAAACCCGATAAGGATAAAGTGTTGAGCCAGAATAGCAATTGGCGACATACAGGCGGTCACGATAGCGGGTGATATATTTGCCCTGTGCCATGTTGGTTACATTGGTTGCGGTTGAAAACGTCGTGCCTGTTAGCGATGCAACAGGGAGAAAGACAGAATCGGTTGAGTCGTAGCCGACCATAAAGCAATAGCCGATAAAAGTTTCAAAATCAACCCGCGAATCTTCAAAACCGTCCCAAGTCGCCCCGACATTAATATCCGTCCATGTGCCTGCGTTGTTATATTTCAGAGTTAAGTTAGTCCCTGCGGCGTTATTAATCGTCGCCAAGACTTTATTGACAGAAGATGATTGGCGAAAATGATAAAGCCCTGTCAGTGATTTGCCAGCTTCCAGCGTTGTCCCGACCTTGCTGTAACCCAAGTCTTTGATTATTTTGCCAAGCTTATAAGAAAGATTGACGCCGTTACAGATACTGAGCTGATTGTCCGCCATTAAAAGCGGCGACAATTCGGTTGACGGCGGAGTGAGAAAGTTATTTAGATGTCGTTCGTTCATCAACATATTATCTAAAAGTTATAATAAATCGTATCTTCCAAAATAGGCAACTTGTAAGAGTTAAGACTCCCCTGAATCGAATCGTTAAATTCTTTCATAAATATTCCGAAGTTCTCGAAATTCCGCTTTCGCTTCTCAATTTTGGCGGCGATAAAGGTTTGCATATCATCAGTAAACGGAACTTCTGTCGTGGAAGCGAATTCAGTGAAGCGGGTAAGCTTTTTAAGATATTCCATCCTAAAACTATAACCATTGTACTCTGTGTCCACTGGACAATTAACAACTATTTTGTTGTCAATCGTAATCGTATATTTATCTGGCAAGCCTGGATTAATGTTCTGCCAAACGATACTGCCAACGGCGATAATTGCCGTTATGTCAGCGGCAGGTATTCCGCTTAAAGTATTGGTTGATGTGTCATTAGCGGTATAAACAATGTCCATTCCGTTAATAAAGACCGTGCCAGCTGAAGCGAATTCTGCCGTATTAGTTAAAACAATCGAAGTCGCTGCTACTCCCGCTTGCGTGGCAACTGTCGTTCTTGAAACATCAGCATATATAACGTCCATCTCGTCATTATCAATAAACTTTAATCTGGCGTTGCCGAATTTAACGCCCTTTAATCCTTGCACGTTGCCTGGATATTTTAATTCATACGTCAAGCCAGTCAGAGCATAGGTATTTTCATATTGAATGGCAGTAATAGAGGAGTCGTCAGGCACTAACTCAAACTTCCAATCATACTTAGTAATTGAGTCCTGACAGTCGTTAGCGTCCTGAAGAAGCTGTTTCTCGCCGCTATATTGCCCGCCAATCTCAACTGAGGCGTCGGCACAGGCTTTTTCCACTATATCCCTAACCGTTGTGCTTCCCAGGCCAGAATAAGACACTCCAGTCGAATAAGAGCTATAAGTCGTCAAAATAAGGTTGTAAAAACGAACAAAGAAATAACCAGTTGAATTTGTCAAGTCCTGATAATAGCTTTCCTTTCTGTCAGCGTTTATCGCTTGAACTGAGCCGAGAACGACTTTAGCACCTGTTAAGGTTGTTGCACGAGAGAACTCCACCTGATTATAATTAATAAGGGTAACTGGCGTATCGGCGTAATGGTCTCTGGTCGTATTAGTGGCAAGAGTAATTGTTGTGCCAGTCGGTGCGGTAGCGGCATGAAGCTTCACTATTTCCGCCGTTGGGTCGCCAAAGTTGCCGATTAAAATGTAATTATTAATGGCGAAACCAGAAATACCAGAAACCGAAATCGTTCCCGACGCACTTGGCGAATCAGTAATTAGCCGAGTTGTTTTCATGCTGTCAGTCAGCGTCAGATTGCTGACCAATAAGTTTGCGTTTTCTATGCGGGTGTTTATCATATATTTATATTAAAAATTAAGTCCTTTAGGAATTGAGTCAAATAAGTCAGTCTGAACTGTCGCACTCTTGATAGCGTATAAACAAGCTTGAGCCGAGCGTTCTGGCGAGATTTCTCTCATCTTACCGCCGATTATGATACCGAATCTTCCTTTGCCAACGCCTTCAAAGACGATTTTGCCTTCATTGTTCTTGATAAATTGTTCATCTGTCATAGATTTTTCTTTTATATTAAACCCTCGTAAATAAAAAACTTTATCCAAGGCGTATTTCTTTTCTTCCTGCCAATAAGAGTCTGAAATGTTGTAGTACGCTGGTAAACCATCTCCTATTTCTCCTCGTCCTTCAATCATTACATAATGATTTAAAGTTCCGACTGGATTAAGAATTCCATCGCCGTCTGCAAATCTGACATTCCCAACCGCAGGTGATATGGCTATATCCATAGCCATATCCTCAATATCAAACCTTTTAAGAAACTCCGCACCTAAGTCTTTCATCTCCTGCGTGATTGCGTCTTTGCTCATATACTCATTCCAACTATTCGCCTTATTCGGATAAAGGCTTTCAGGAATCAGTCCATAGGCCTTGATGCAATTCATTACATTCCAAAAGGTGTTGCCGTAAATCGTGGTATTGCTCATTGATGCGGTGTAGCGAACAGAGAAGTCAAGATTAGTGTCTTTGTTAAAATATCCATTATCTCTTAACCACTCAAAATTGTTTTTTACAAAGAGTTTAGTATTCATCAAAGTCTGTATCGCTTTTAGCGTTGCGAAGGTGACGCACGCTTCCGTATCAAACGCATTATTAAAACCTGCGTTAATAAACTGGATTTTATTGGGACGAGTAAGATAGGTTTTCCAATCCATTTTTATAATTTATACAGCTTATTTAAACTATTTCTTAATTGTAGGAAAACATTTTCAATGAAATACGCTTCAAACTCAATCTCTTCTGCTCCTATTGTCTTCGCTTCCCATTGAAACTGCTTGTAGTGAATCACCTCGTGAAGAAGAACATCATAAGAACTCATCTCGAATCCCCACGTTCTTAACAAAAGAAGAAAATAACATATACCTTCTTTGTTTTTCAAGCAAATCATACACCCAAGACTTGTTTCCTTCAAGATTTTAAATCCTTTCTCTATTTGAGGTTTAATATCTTTATAATCTTTCTTAAACGACTTGGAAAGTTTAGTCTTATTTATCCACTCCTCAAAGTTCTTAAAAGTAGCACCGACACAGACAATTATTTCCGAGTTAAATATTGCTATTGGTTCAAGAAATATCTTTTTAGTAGCTCCTGACATTTAAGCAAAAAGTTATAGTAAATAAAACTAAGAACATTGTCATCACTAAGATTGCTTTCCAATAAATACTCATAGCTTATGAGAAGTTAAAATATAAGTAAGAAGCGTTCCGCAAGCAGTTGCCAGTGTTGAAACGAGCAACATTATGTTCCACGATGGTCTGCCTAACAGCTTGTCCTTAATCTGAACAATGTCCTCAGCCAGCTTAACCAGCAAGGAGTCGTGACTCTTTAGCATCTGCGTATTGCAGGCTAAATCCACTTTCATATTTTCTAAATCTTTTTCATCCATACAGATTGATTATGTAAATAAAGATGAACACAACTGCTATTGAACTAAAATACAGGAATACAGTAAGGATTACAGCTAATGCCAAGCAAATAGCCAATTTAATCGTCCATTCAACGCTATCAAAGAAAAGTCGGTAAAAGTATTCTAAGAACTTTCTGTTCGTATTATTTAGGAGCTTTAACCAAAGCAGACTTAATACCAACTAAGGCAAGTCCTTCCATTATTTGCTCGGCGTTAAAGTCGTTTATACAACCAATGATAATCCAGCATACGCCAGAAATATACAGCTTCTTTCCGTCTAGAAACTTCCAGATTACTAAAGCTAAATTGTAGATTGTCTTCATAATATTTAGGTTAGTTTATTAGAATTGAGAGGGGGTTAGCCTCTCTTAGACTAGACCACCCCCTTCCTGTGTTTACACTTTTCTCTTAAAGAACAAATCCCTTGGCAGAAGACACTCCGCAATCTTTGGCTATGTCGCCTGATAAAATCGCTGGCGTGTCTTTGTTTGTCGCTTACTGTATCAGCTTTTTTAGCCTTTAGGTAATCGCTGATAAGTTTTACCTGATAGGCGTTAAACTCTTTTAAGTTATGACAACACATTGAATCTCCTTAGGTATTTGTGTTTACTGTCTTCACGTTCGCTATTAGATTAGTATTTATGCTTTTTATATTCGCCCTAACATTAGTGTTATATGTTTTAATATTGGATGTAGCTGGGACATAAGCAACCATTCCGACAACTGAACAACCCCTGACTGCGACGGCATTGTTTTCCACGTTACCCATTTCCATCGCATCAATTCCTCCAGTTGTCCACGCAGTTGCAGTCGCTGGGTCAACAAGCGTCAATAATCCTCTTGAACTTGCTGTCGTTGTCCCATTAAAAGTTGCTGTATCAGTCGCTGATGCTCCTGACTTTATTCTTAAAAAAGTCGCTGAAGTGACAGATGTGTTTTCTCTCGTCAGCGTAACAACTTCTAAGGCTTTAATCGTTCCTGTAATCGATTTAGTCGCACAGGACTGCATATCGAAAAGAGCGATATTTGGATTTCCAGTAGTCGGCGATTGAACATACTCGGCAACGGCCGGAGGAAGTTCATTGACTTGAGTATAATCACTTGCCCCAGTTCCATTAGCCCACGACATTGTTGAGCCATTAGTAATCGGAAGAATTGATTTGACTTCAACATCTCCTGTCTGATAAGCGGCATCGTCTATGACAATATCATCATAAAAAAAGTCTACATTTTCCGCTGGGTTTGAACCAATAACATCACCAAAAAATATGCTTCCACAATTTACATTAGTCAAATCAGCATTACCTGAAAGCTCTGATGTTCCGTTTATCTTTAACTCATAAGCCGATGTCGGAGTTCCAGTCGTTACTTTGGTATCTATCCGATACCAAGTATTTACTGATAAAACTGTTGCTCCGGGAGAACCGATAATTGTTCCATTTTTATCAAAAACTGATAACTTTCCATTCTTATCCAACTTTACTTTAAACTTTAAATCGGAAGAAGTGTTATAAACACTATGAATACAAACAGGATTCGTAGTCGGTTTTACCGCATATCTGAAATAAAACTGACTATAAATAGTTGCGTGATTAAACCCTGTTCCATTTCCAAGACCAGCAAAAGCATATAAATAAGATTGAAAATAACACGCTTCTGTCGTAACAGGGGTTATTCTTCCTGCATAAGTTCCTGTTCTGACTGTAGTAGTTGAAATAGTCGCTCCTGCTCCTGTTGAAAGAGCATCACCGATATTAAAAGTGGCGCTTCCAAATTCAAAACCTGTAAAACAAATTAAAGCCATAAAATTTTTATCAAGCTACGGTTGTTTGTGAATCACTTGACGGGAAGAACGCCAGAGTATCAGCATCTAAACCGAAGCCGACAACTCTAATTACAGCGTCCGCACCAGTCGGGATTGCTTCCTGAATTGCACCTAGAGTCTCGCCTGCGTATTGAACCGCTCCAACGGTCATATTCCAAGCGTCTATATGAACAAACGAGCCAGGTAAAGCAACCTTCATCGCCTCACCGTCATTCTTCGCCTCTAATGCTATTCCCATTAAACCAACGCAAGTTGCTATCGCATCAGCATCAACCTCTAACCACTTACCGCCTGTGCCGAAGAAAACTAAATCACCGACTGCTGAAGAATATCCTGCATTAAACGAATCAGTATAATTCCCTGTGCATTGAGCATTTGTTGTTGGTAAGGTTAGCTTAACTCCACCTCCTGCTGGTAGTATTATTCCGGCCCCAGTCGCTGCCGTTATTGTATTGTCCGCAACGATAGTATGACTTCCTGTATGTTCGCCGATATGGTCAGCTAAGGTAGTTGTTGAGTGTATTGTAGTTAAATCACTTTGTCCTGCATTTGTAATTGTGTTATCAAAAACTATTGTATGAGCTCCAGTCGTTTCTCCAATATGGTCTGCCTTCGCTGTCGTAAATGTTCCTGCTGCTGCCGTTGCTCCACCAATCGTTACCGCATCTGCCGTGCCACCGTTTATATCCGCTGTCGTTAAAACTGCCGAAGCCGAGGTTAAGACTCCAGTTGAAGCGTTGAAGGTTAAGTTGGTATTTGTCTTTAAAGGAAGAGAACCTGAAACATCAGTAACGAAAGCTATTGAACAAGAAGTATCGGCGGTTTCCGCTGCTGTTGTAACTGTTCCTGCGTTGCCCGATACAGAAGTTGGGGCTGCCATCATAGCGTGCTTATGGTCTTGTCTGGTCGCAAACGCCGAAGTTCCTAGTGCCGCCGCATCTCCAAACGCTTGCGTAGAAGGAACTGTGACATCAAATAATGCCTTATTCGTGTAAGCCGTTTCTCCGTTGGTAATCCCAACATAATTATAAAGTCCAGAAGCAGGTGCTGTCGCTATTGGAGCTAAACCTGCTACTGAAGTTGAAGCGGCAGGATAACCAGAACAAGACGAAAGAACTCCCGCTGTTGGAGTGCCAAGAGCAGGCGTAGTAAACGAAGGAGATATAAGAGGTGCTTTTAAAGCAAGAGCATCAAAGACTGCGTTACCAGAGGGAGCGATTGTTGTGTGTCCGTCAACAATCGAATCTTCAACCTGCGATACTATGTCAGTAGTCATCGCAACTGTTCCGTCTTTAGCTGGAAGAATATTTGTATAATCTGTCGCACTCGTATTCGCCACACTGATAATATTTCTTCCAGTAGAAGTGCCAATCATTGATATTTTATCCTTATCAAATTTCTTCTCTGCCGTGACAGTCTGCACTGTACCTAACAACATATCTCCACCACCAGCAGAAATATCAGAAGTTAAAGCTAGAGTTCCGTCTTTAGCTTGTAATATTGCAGTATAATTACTGGAAGAAGTATTAGCATTTGAGAGTGTCGTTGTCCCAGTCGAAGTGCCTTTAGTAATAATCGTGTCTTTGTCAAAAGTCTTAGCACCAGTTATTGTCTCTGCTCCTGCCGTATGAACTAATCCTATATTTGAGTTTGCCGAATTATCTCCCGTATTCGTTCCAGTTACTGAAGCTGTATCAGCCACAGTTAAAACTTTAGGTGTCGTTCCTGCTGTAATAGTAAAGCCAGTTGTTTGCGGTGCTACTGGATTAGCTACAACAAGCGGACTAGCCCCTGTTCCTGTTCCAGTGAGAGTAGCGTCAGTCGCGACTGTTGATAAATAGTTCCCTGAAGGACTGCCAATCTGGCTAAATTTATTTCCAGTTAATAAAGTAACAGCTCTTAGTGTCCAATTGGTAGTAAAATCAATTATTATTTTTCCAATACAAATAAGTTCTGGTGCTTGCGTTGTGAGTGTTCCTAAATTAAGCTCGCTTGGAAGTCTTAAAGCTTCTGTGTTTACAGCAGTAGTTATAGCACCAGCACTTGCGTTTGTAGCTTGAGTAATCCATTGAGGTTGAATAAATAAATATCTGTATGCTTGCGAGTTAGCCGAAGTTGTAACTGGCAAAGCATAAATCCAAACAGTCGCTGCACTATTGGCTGGCATCAATGTCTGTCCCCAGTTCGGAGTTGAAAAAGTATTGTAGTAAGGATTGTTGGTGCTTAAAGGAATAATATCAGTTGCATCTAGAGTATAAGCACCGACAGAAGTTCCAGTAAGATTATAGATTGTATATGTTTCAGAAGTTAAGGCAGGCAAAGTCGTTGCTAAATCTTCATCTTGAATAATAGTCTGGTCAATGTTTGGTCTTCTATCTGCCGCAGTAGTAGAACTTAAAGCATAGCTTGCTGCTGGAATCGTTCCACCAGAGCTTTTGTAAGTTCCGATAGTTTCGTGAAATTCTTGGTGGTCTTGCCAAGGCATAAAGCCGTGGCTTTCTCTTAAAGCATATTTATTCGCAGTTCCATAATAAACTGAAGCAATTAAAACTTGGTCGAATCCAGAGAAAGCGTCAGTAGTCCAGACAAAGTTAGCTCCATCATAAGAAAGAAAATAATTATGGTCGGCAGTGTTAGTGTGTGCTGTCGAAACCCAGCCATTTACAAATGTCGGATTAGCCACTGAAACATCAACTCCTTGATAATAAGCTACGAAAGCTCCAATAAGAGTTATCTTTTGAGTAGTCGGGTCATAATTTATTGTAGGCTGAACAGAAAAGCCTGTCGGCTCTTTAGTTAAAGCGTTTTGTGTTGTATTTATGTAAGCAGAATTATCAAAGTTAACGACTGTTCCGTTACCCTTTAAAAAGCCAGTTCCGTTTGTTGTTGTCGAAGTCGTTATATTATCAAAAGTAATAGAGCGATTAGGAAAGGTGTAAGACTTATTGGCACTTGCCAGTGAAGCCGTATTAAAACTAGCCTGAAGATTTGATGTCGGGTCTTGAATATAAACAACGCCGTTAGCTCCTGCACCTGTCTTAGTGCCTGGCACTAACTCAACGTTACCGCCATCATTAGCACCACTACCTTTAGCATCACCGCCTTGTATTAAAATGCCAGCACCAGCACCACCAGTCGTAGTCGAACCGCCATCTCCACCAATAATAGCGATTGTTCCGCCAGGTGCTACGCCAAGCCCATCGCCAGCGGAAATTACAAGATTATCTCCTCCAGTAGCCGCTGTCGTAGCGTCCTTTGTTCCAAAAGTATAAGTTGCTCCGTTGCCAACGCCAAAATTCAAGTCAGTATTAACCGCCGTTGAAACTAGGTTGGAAAGTGCGGTATTAGCACCTGTACTCGTGTCCGCTTTGTTTACGAAAGCCCCGCCTACTTTGGCGATATATTCGTTAGCGGCACTGTCAGCCAAAAGATTGAGTTCCTGTACATCCAGTACCTCGCCGTTTGTTAATTGGTCTGCTGTTCGTGCCATATTTAAAGCTTAATATTTAAACCAAGATTCCGATAATGTATGTTGAGACGTTCCCTGTAAATTCCTAAGCGAACATCCTCTTGCCGATTGTTTAGTGCCTTTTCGTTTAAAAAAATTTCCTTGTTACGTAATTCTTCCTTTTTAGTTCTGTCTTTCTCGTCTTCTGTTTTTAAAAATTTTTCCTGCTCAGAAATTTTGACAAGATTCTCATTCATCTTTTCCTGAAGTTTATCAAAAAAGATTTTACCTTCTTTAATATTGTTTTTAACCAGTTCAAGCTTTTTAGTTTCTTCATCATATTTTTTTCTTATTTCTAATAATAAAATATTAATGTCTGAAATGTTTTTTTCTATTTTATTTTTTGTGTCTATCAGCTTCGTCTCTTCGTTTTTATAATCATTAAATTCTTGTTTATTCCGAGAAATAGTTTCACTCTGTGCCAGTATTTCCATTGCTAAAAAATTATTGTTAGTAACCAGTTCGTTATTTTTTTCCCGCAAATAAATATTTTTGTCTTCCAGTTTGTTTATCTCTTGCTTAAAATCCGACAGATTGCTTCCAATGCTTTCGCAATTTTCTCGAAGTTCTTTTGTCTTAGCCTGATATTCCCGCTGTAAGAGAATGTCGTGCAATCTGTTAAACATATTTAAGCGTTATCAACGGCTGTAATTGTTATTGTCACTTTACCAGCAGAGTATGCCGTAATATTAAAAGTCAACCAGTCAATACCATTGATGTTCGCCTCATACAGCCTGCAAACATCCGTTCCAGTCGTGACGACTCCAGTCGCTCCACGCACGGGAGCGGAGCTATCAGCAAGATTCGCTAATTCTATGTAATCCCAGGCGTTAGTCGGCGATTGAGCCGATGCAAATGCCGCCGCATCGTCACCGATTGAGCCGACGCATTTTACGGTAGAATTAGAACTATCGCTTGTGGCGATACAGATAACACAATTTCTAAAATCCTTAACGTCAATAAAGTTGCCTATACCAGTCGCCGCTTTTGCACTCATTATTGTATAAATTTTTCGATTACGCATAGTTATTTATTTTATTTTATCTGCTAAGGCAGACAAAATTTAATTAAGCATTATCGACTAAGGTTGCCGTGATAGTCACCGCACCCGCAGTCCAGTCTAAATTAAACGTTAACCAATCAACGCCATTGACGTTGACTTCATAAGAGTTACAAACATCCGCTCCGGTTGAAGAAACGCCAGTCACTCCGCGCACGGGAGACGAACTATTTGATAAATCTGCCAGCTCTAAATAGTCCCAAGCATTAGTTGGTGATTGAGTCGCCGCAAAATCTGGGGCGGTGTCGCCGATTGCTCCGACACAATAAGCAGTAAATGTTGATGTGCCGCTGCTAGAGATGGTAACAACGCAATTTCTGAAATCCCTGACGTCAAGAATATTGCCGATTCCATCCGCTACCGCTGCACTGAAGATTGTATAAATTTTTCGATTACGCATATTAAGTTGTTAGATTAATAATCACTACAAGAGCGGCAATTTTTTTGCCGCTCTAAAGTAGTTATTAAGTTCTTCCTTGGTCAACTATCGGTGTTTCTTCGACCACTGGAGTCTCGACAGCTGGTGTCTCAACTTCAGGGTCTAAAATTGTCTCTTCCATTTTAGTCAGGATTAATTAATTAGACAAATATTTTCTTTATAAACTTTATTTTCTTAAAGTTTATAGAAAAAAGAAACAAACGTCCGTTTTTGCCAGTGTCGTAATTTCTCGCCTTTAAACAACCAAAGCCAAAAACCGCTCCCTCTAATTCCTGTTTATTATATGCCTTCAATTTTTTAAATATCGGCATAAAAGATTATTTATTTTTTACTTTTTCCCAAATAGCCGTAACCTTGCCATGAACATAATCCAATTCTTCCATGATGGCAGTAATGTCGATGTTCCCAGCTTCAGTAAAACCAACCCCGCCGCAACTCGAACATGGATTCTCTTCTATCTCCTCTTCAGTAACTGGTGCTACTCCATGAAAAACTCCTGTCGTAAGGCATCGTGGACAATTAATGTAATACTTTGTTTCGCTCATAAATTTTGCATTAGTAAATAATTTGTTCCAGGGGAGATAAAATCTCCCCTGAGCAAAGTATCTATTAAGAAGTAGTAGCTAATGTTCCGCCGTTCAAACCATTGTAGTTGTTGATAAAGCTGTAAGAACCGCCACCGCTTAAATCGGTAGTAGTCGTATTAACAACAGCCATATTGTTTCTTGTCGCACTTCCGCCGCCAATCGTAATGCAGTTCGTAATAGTGCTTGTCGCACCACCGCCGCCGTTAGCAGCCATGATGTCGTTATCATTAACCTGTCCTTTGTAGGAAATGTTATAGATAACGCTGGTAATGGTGTTGCCATCGCCAATCATGAAATTATTGTGCAGCACTTTCGCCCAAGTATTGCTTGAGCCGATATTAATGACCGAAGAAAATGTCAGGTCAGAAACAGCAGACGCAAAGGTGTTTCTCTCAAAGCAGAGGAATGAGCTTGAAGACGCTGAAGCATCAATCGAAGGAACGCCATTAGTAGTTGTGGCATACAAGCCAAAGTGATTGTGATGAATGTGTGTGCAGTCGGCAACGCCACCGCTCATCATAACAAAGCTTTGGTTGTTGTAGTTCTTGCAATAGAAGCCAGCAACTTCGCAGTTTCCGCCAGAAAGGAGAATCGCATCGTCATCAGCAACCATGTGCAATTTTACGGCACTGTTGCTGCCAACTTCCTGTTTGTTCGATAAATAATCGAAACCAAGCAGGTGGACGCTTCTTTTGCTCATCGTCAGTTTTACCGCCAAGTCGTAGTCGTTGTTTGACGGCATGACTAAGACATAATCATTTCTGCCAGCAAGACAAGCATCTAATGCGGCTTGAATCGCTAAATTATCAGTGTCGGCACTTTTCGTTGTGACATAAACTCGTGGCACTCCATCGCTATCCACTGGAAACTCGTTCATTATATCGGATGTCCACGCATCTTCAGCGTGACAAACGAAAAATATTTTTCCCAAAGTAGCAGGAAGCATTCTCGAAATAGCACCATAGCGGCTATTTTGAAATCCGTTTAACATAATTGTAAATTCTTCGATAGCCACCGACCAGCCAGTATCACCTCAAGCGAGGGATTTACCCTATCGTTAAATTATTAAGATTTTTTAAAATTATTTTACCTAATTAGTAATCTTAATTATTTAAAGTTTTGGCTAGAGGGGAGAGATTACCTCCCCTCTACTTGCGTCTGCCGAACCAAATTTATATCTAATATTAGCCTAAAAATCAGGCACTTCCGTCACCCTTCGAAAGTTTCAGCCAGACACCAGATACTGTGCAGATTCCGTAACCACATCTGACCCCAAATTGCCAATCGTCGGTGCTAAATTCATCTCCGTTATTTCCTTCAGACGGACTTTTCAATCTCGGCTCTTCAGCGACGCCAAGATAAAGAGAAGAATTGGCTGAGGACGCTAAACCCCAATAATATCTCTTTGTCGAATCTACCGCTCCTGCCGCAGTTGTGGCGACACGAGGAAGAATAACGTGGCGATATTTGGATTTATAAACGTTGACAACATTTGAATTCATACCAGTAAGGTCAGCAGTGGATTGCAGATATTCTTTGGCAGTGTTGACAGTGTTCGGGTCGTCAGTTGTCCAGAGGATATCAAATTCCATTACCATCTTCTCGCCGAATTGGTTTAAGGTCTCTTCAGCAACCAGTCTCTCCATTCCTTCTAACGCACCTTTGGATAACTTCGGGTTATTAGCAAGAATATTGCGATAAGTTGCGGTTGTTCCTTTCAAATAGTGACCAGTGGAAGCCAAACAAAGAGTATCGCCAGTTGCAATATCAATTGTGTTGGAATCCATATCGGTATAAGTAGTTGCTGTTGCGAAGGTTAAGCGATGAGACAAATCTAAATCCATTCTGCGTGCAGCTTGAGCGGCATTGCCAGTCAAGCGAGCAACAACTTCAGGATATTTATTCTGTGTTCTCATTTCATAGGTGATTCCGATGTCCATAGCAACACGTTTTATTGCCATGGTTTTATCGTAGCCTTGTTGCACTTTTGCTCTCTCAGCTTGAGAACCTTCTCCTTTGGCTTTGGCGTACTCTTCAGAATCTATTTCGCTAAAATTTCTTGTGTTACCGCTGTTTTGAGGTATCGGATATTCCTTTACCAAGCCAGAACCTCTCATGACTTGTGCTACGCTAGCATAGGCTTTTAACCAAATTACGCTAGCGAGTTTGACAAAATCATTCAAACTAACTGTATTAAGTTCCATTTTGTTATAATATCTCGCTCCTACAACACTGATTGTTTAGGTTGAAGGTTTTTTTAGAAGATATTAATAATTAATTATTTTTAAGAATTTGCTTTTAATCTGGCATCAGTACCAACGTTCAAGATGAAATGACCCTTGGTTGTGCTAATAAATTTAACGCATTGCACAATGTCGTAATTGGAAGCACTCTGGTCAACGCCAGTACCATCGTCAGCAGTGGTCAAGTCAAAATATAAGCCGACAGAAGTTGTTGCCAGTGTGCCAACAGCGACTGGGGCTTCCCAAATAACATTCTTTTCCACAGGTACTTCAATCGGAACTAAGCGAGCAACTGCATAATCGGAATCAGCCGTTGTGATTGCCTTTCTGATTACACCAACCATATCGTAGTTATTGGCAGTATTTGTAGCAGGAATCAAAACTCCGCTAGAATAAGCCATTAATGCACCGTTTGTTACCGCTCCAGCAGAGGCAGCAACAGGAAGATACATTATTTTTGTCTTTCCTTCTTTGCGAATAAACGCCATATAAGTAAGTTTTAAAACTAATAAATAAGCCCTATTACACAAAAAAACACGATATTTGTGTAATATTCGTGTTGTTAACGCAGTTTCTCTGCGAAGAAAATATGGCTTTTTTTAACGCTGGTATTGCTCCATCGGATAAGTTGTCGATTCCGACCAACCTGTTGCCAGATTAGCCGAATATTGAAAACCTATGTCTAAAAAAGGCACTATAATCATTATACCACCTTATCTTCAATTGGGGAAGATGATGTTTTGATTTTTGTCAAGAGTCTAAGGTTAATGTCATCCCCGCCAGAGCAGTTAAATGTGCTTCTTAATAACTCTTCCCGCAAATTATGAGCTAAGACCTCTATCGAATTGGCAATGTTACGACAAAAATAGAAACCCAGGTCATAATAAGCCAACTCTGCCAAGAATTTACGAGCGAACAGGTCGTTGATATTGTCGGTAACATTACCAGTACCCTTTGTTTCCGACTTGATTAAGTCAAACAACTCTTTATTAATTACAACTGAATTATTGTCATCGACGAACTCGACAGAAAGATTTTTTTCATCCTTGTCAAGCGTAATCTTAATCTCTTTTGTTCCAATAAACATATTGAAATATTAATTAATAAATTGAGAATTTATTTCGTATTCCCTTCCGTCTTCCGTTCTCACCTTATAGACAATGGCGTCGGACATTGTTGTTTCCGAAATAACATCTGCTTTGATGTGCGTAAATCGGCGATTAAAAATTACCAAGTCCATTTCCTCAGACGTTTTGTCTTCGTAATAAATTTTAATAGTCTGTTTTTCTGACCAAACTCCAG